GATGACCTGCACCGTCTTGCCGAGATAATCGCCGCGGCGTTCCTTGCGGATCACCGATTCGTAAATCTGGCCCGTGGTGAAGTTATTGGCCTTGCGCATCTTCGTGCTGATGAAGCGCTCATAGTGGCCGAGGTCGAGGTCGGTTTCCGCTCCGTCTTCCGTCACGAACACTTCGCCGTGTTGAAACGGGCTCATCGTGCCGGGGTCGACGTTGATGTAGGGATCGAGCTTGAGGAGGGTGACTTTGAGACCGCGCGATTCGAGGATCGCGGCGAGGGAAGCGGCGGCAATACCCTTGCCGAGGGAAGAAACTACGCCGCCGGTGACGAAAACATATTTGGTCATCGCTGGATGCTCGCGGGAAAAACGGATTATACCGTAAAGGAGGGCCCCAACCCAGCGAAATCCGAGCGACATCCGCGCAAAAGTGTGGCACGCCGATGGCAATCGCCGCAAGCCGGTCATGCACCGTTTCCGGCGGCACCGGCCGGCTGACGATCATTTGTCTCGGAGCGACGCGCTGCCGTCATGGCCGCTGTGCCTCGCGGAAGAAGAGGTATCCGTACCTCTGCGCTCTTTAATGCCGCGGCGCGGATTTGGCGGCTATGTCTGCTGTTATTGAGCAAAACGCCAGCGCGCGAGCGCAGCGGTGAACCCCCGCCGCCGCGCGGCCTTAACTCGCCCGCTCCAGTTCGCGCAACATCCGCTGCACCGCGCGCGCGGTTTCGAGCGGCTTTTCCATCGGATACAGATGACTGCCTTCGATCCATTCCACATGACCGCCCGTGGCGCGGCGGGTAGCGTCCAGCCCCACCTGGCGCACTTCTCTCGAACGCGTGCCGGCGATGAAGCCGACCGGCACCGGCGCCCCGCGCGCGAGCCGGGGTCCCAGCGTGTGCGGCAAGGTTTGATAGATCCGGTACTCGGTGCGCCGGTCGAAAGCGAGCGAACGGACGCCGTCGGGCGAACTCTGCGGAATGCCGAAGTCGATATAGTCGGACAGCATCCGCTCGTCCCAGCGCGCGAATGCCGGTTTCGAATGAAAGTGCCGCCATGCCTCGTCGCGGCTCGCCCATTGCGTGCGGCGGGTGCGGGTCGCGGCCGCGGGCGAGAGCCGCTCGTCGAGCCCGGTCCATTGCGACACGCGCAGCATGCTGCTGCGCCAACCGGCGATCACCGGCGAATCGAGCATCACCACGCCCTTCACCCACTGCGGCTTTTTCAGCGCGGCCATCATCGACAGATAGCCGCCGAGCGAATGGCCGACGAGCCACACCGGCGTCTCGTACGCGCGGCCGATGTCGTCGAGCAACTGCTCGACCAGATGCGGCCAGTCCTGCGTGACCGGAAAACGCGCGTCGTGGCCGATGCGTTCAATGGAGCGCAACTCGTAATCGTCGGCAAGCTCGGCGAAGATCGTGCGATAGGTCGACGCCGGAAAGCCGTTCGCATGCGAGAAATGGATGATGTTTTTCAACTGCGGCGATCTCCGTTCTGTTTTGGCGCATGGACGTGGCGCCATGCTGTTCGTGCAGGTTCCGGACCCGCTGACGCGTTTGTTCCGCGGGTTCTGGCTGTGCGGCCGGCAGGCCGGTCAGCCGTCAGCGATCCATCCAGTAACGGCGCTGCGTGTCGCGATAGCGCTCGAGCCGCAGTGACCCGCCGTTCGAATCCGCGCCGACGTCGACCCGCGCCGCGCCGTCCGTATCGCTGCGCGCAAGCGCGATGTGGCGCGCCATGTACCGCGCGAACACGCCCGCGTCCGGATGATGAAAACGGTTGCGATAGCCTACCAGCAGCTAAGCATGATGAAAAACTGGTAAGCGTTTGATTTAACAACAGATAGTCTCGCGCCGGTCAGCATCGGGATTGTCACAGATTTCACCCGTTTTCGTCGCGTACGCGCGATGTTGGACACAGTATGGTCACAGCGGCTTCAGGCGGCGCGGCCTATTCTACAGTCGGAACGCGCCTGCGTTGAATGCTACATAATGAAAGCAAAGCCGCCCGAAGGAGGCTTATTCATTGTTCTCGCCCGGCTCCCTCGGCTCATCCCCTGTGAACCAATGCGACACCATCCTGTAATTCAGCGCCGTCGGCTCCTGCGCACCGGTCCTGTCGCAGAATCGCCAGGCCGCGACGATCGCATAATATTCAGCCGCATACCGTTTAAGGCCGCCGTCAATCTCCATGATGGCGGCCCGCTCGAGCAGATACTCGGTAGCGTTTTCGTTCTCCATCGGGGCATTCTATGCCTGCCCCGTCGCCACCCCTCTGCGAGGCGGTCTGCCGAGTGGCGACTACTTACTGTTCGGCTTCCACCCGCAGTTCTTCTCGCCAGCCATGTTGTGCGCGAGAATCTGCCGCGCGGTCTCGTCGCTTATCACGTCCGTCTTGCTGACGTAGATCGGCTTCGTCCAGTCGCACCCGGTGTCAATGACTCGGGTCTTGACCTGCACCTCCGGCACCGCGGCCTGCGTCTTCACCTGGGCGGGCCCAGTCGCTGAGCAGCTGCTGAGCAGCCCCGCCAGCAGGTAACACGTCAACGGTACTTTCCGCATCACTTCTCTCCTTCGTTGCCTGGGTTCCGGCCAGCGCGGCGGCCGCGTTTGCCTGTGCCTCGGCGTTGGTGGTCTGCGCGGTTTGCTCCTGCGCCTGTGCCGCGGTGGTCTGCGCTTCGGCTACCTTCTGCCCGGCCTGCGCTACCTTCGTGTCGGCCGCGTTGCCTTTGAGAAAGCCAAACAGCACGCCGCCCACTGCGGCAGCGCCTCCGAGGATCGCGCCGATGTGCGCAACGATGAAACCGATGATGAGAGTCATGCTGTCTCCATGATGACTGCTGCGACGGCCTGCGCATGCAGCGCCGGCCACGTGTCGGGCTTGGGCTTGCCCGGGCGCCATACGCGCAGATAGAGCGCCCACGAACCCGGTACGTCACCGGTCGACGGCAGCTTCTGCGGATCGGTGAACAGGCCGAGCCGGGCCACGCCGGCGGCGAGCACATCGTCATCGTCCAGTGCGCCGTAGATCGACACCGGGTCAAACGCCACACCGCGCGCCGCGCAAAGGCTGCTCAACCAGTAGCGGCTCGCCGGGTGCAGGTAGAAGCCCCACACCCCGCCGCGGCTCGCCTGCGTGCCCTGCTCGCATTGCCAGAAGCCGCGCGCCGGGCCGCCGACCTGTTGCCGGGTGGTGAAGCGCGACTCCTGCAGTCCGATAGAGAGGAGCATGACGCGCGCTTCTGGTGTATCCATCTGGGCAGGCAGCAGCGCCAGCGCGGGCGCGATCGCCGTGCTGATCACGTCACTGAGTATCATTGGACTTCTTCCTGAAAAATGACTTGATGCGCGCGATGACAGCCGCCTGGCTGACGATGCGCGCGATGATGGCGAGGACCGCACCGCCGATCGGTACCCATTGCTGCCCGTGATTCGGAAACCAGTGCAGCAGCGCGGGCGCGATGTTCGGAAAGTACTGGTCGGAGAGTTCCGGCACCGCGGCCATCAGGACGATGCCGGCGACGCCGACATGCACCGACCACCAGCCGCGCATGATCTTCCAGCGGTCAGCGAGAAAGCGGCGAGGCACCGGCTCGACCACCAGTGTTTTCTCTTCCTTTGCGGTTTCGACTATTTTGTCCATCGCTTCGTATCAGCCCGGTTACCGGCCGTCCCTAAAACGAGTTGTGAAACCATGCCTTTAATGTCTTTCAGGTCATCACGCATCATCTGGTTGCTTTGTTCCAGAGCCGTGACCCGGTTAGATAATCCCGAATACAAGCCGATACACCACCCGGAAGCGCCTACCAGAACGGTCAGGATCGATAAAACGCCGACAATGATCGCCACGACAGTTTTAATGCTCACCAGCCACGAAGCGGGATTATCCCCGGCCTGTTTCGCTTGATTCATAAAACCCCACCTTCGAATAACTGTCTGATGCAGAGCATTATCGGCCAATTAATACGATGGTTTTCGACGGATTAATTCTGGAAAAAGATCGGTAAGCACGGGCAACGCGAGGCGCGTTGACTGGGAAAATTAACCTTGACGATGCGCCCCCTTGGGGCTAGTCTGCATGCATTGGGTAGCGCGTCGCGCAGCCCGCTAACTCCGAAAGGATGACCATCGTGAAACACTCATTTCGAGTGCGCGTCCTGCGCGCGGCCAGTAATGTCAATTCGCTACGTTCCCCCGACGCCCCAAGCGCTGCACGCCCAGAAGGAGCGCCTGAAGAAGACAGGCGACCAGATGGCGCACATGTACGGGCTTGCTGGAAACAATCAGTGGCGCAAATACACGGGCGGCCACGACCCCCGACCAATGAGCCTTCCGATGCTGTTTCTGGCTGGCGCACTTCAGAATCGCACTGCGACCGTCGAAGAAGTGTTCGAGTGGTGCCGCCGCGAGACTGGCGCGATCATCGATCTGGACGCGAGCAACGCCTCCCTGGCGCCCGATGGAGAGCCGCAGCCGTAGCGATGACGCTTGGGTGCGCAGCCGCGCTCAGTGCGTGCGGTGGCGGCGGCTCAGGCGACGGCTCTGCGGAAAAAACACCGATCGCCGCGCCAACAAGGCAGGCTGCCGGTACACCGCTGATCGTCTTGCTCCGCGGCGATTCGACGAATTACGGTTCGCATCCCGGCGAGAACAACGGTAGTGTGCCAAATCAAACGCCTAACAACCCCGCCGCACTGATGCAGACCGACTTCGACATTCTGTTCGGACCGGGCGTCGTCAAGGTCGTGAACGCGGCGGAACCCGGTAGCACGATCGAAGACGACCTGTACGGGACTGGCCCCTATACTGCGGGTCCGTTACAGGCAGTGCTGCCTGGCACGGGCGCGTCGATCGTCATCACGAACGCCGAACTCAACGATGCTTCATATGTTGTCGATCCCAGTCTGTATCAGACGTATCTCGAAACATGGGTGCGCACAGTTCAGACGGCAGGAATGGTGCCCATCATCGAAGAGCCAAATCCGACGTGTGTGCCGCCTATCGGCTCAAATGGGGCGCGCACCATCGATGTCGCATACATCGATGCCCAACATGCCGTGTCGTTGCAGTTCAATACGACAGTGCTGCCGGTGTACAACGCGTTTCTCTCACAATCGAACTGGCAAAGTCTGCTGCAAGCCGATTGTGAGCATCCGACAGACGCTGGATACGAGTTCAAGGAAGGGCAGTACATGCCCAACCTTTACCCGATCGTCAAGAGGCTGCTTGGCGTATAAGCACTGTAGGGCGGCGGCTGACATATAATCGTCCGCAATTTCCAGACGAAAGAAATCAAATGTCTACGCCGCTTCCATCGCTATTTCGGCGAATTTTTACAAAACCAACACTAAACCCGATCGTCGTGCAGGATGGCAAGAATGCCGCTCTGGAGGACGCAAAGAGCAACAAGCTCACTCCAAACCCTCATTCCAAGGCCACGATCGAATATAAATCGTGGAAGAAGGGCTACGAGTCGGCAGACGATTCAGTTTACGTCTGGTAGTTGAGTCTGGGCTTGCCAGCGCCCGTTTGCAGGAATATTACAAATACAAATGAAAGAAAAGCGAGCAGATTTACCCGCGCTGACCGGGCTGCGTTTTGTGGCTGCGGCGTCGATCGTCTTTCACCACATGTGGCCGGTAATAGTGAAGTTGAACCCGGGTGTGCCTTTCGCTTTCCCGATCGGGCAACTTGCCCTGCTCGGCATGTCGCTTTTCTTTGTGATGAGCGGCTTCATCATTCACTATAACTATTCCGATTCAGTTCAATCGGTGCGCGGTCTGTACGCGTTCGGGGTCGCCCGGTTCAGTCGGCTATATCCGTTACTGTTCGTGGTCATCGCCTACGACCTGGTCACCGGCAATTACTTCCTCTACCAACCGCAAGAGCAGGCGAATTACCTCCTTGCACTGCCCTACATGCTGACGGCCACGCAAAGCTGGTTCTACGGATTCGTCGGAAATCATCCGATTGCCTTTCCTTACAACTACTCGAACGTTACCTGGTCAATCAGCACAGAGTTTTTTCTGTACCTGACATACCCCGTGATATGCCTGGTAGCGATGCGCAGATCGACCGCGCGGTCTGCAATTATCAAAGCCGTCGTGATCGTGCTTGTGTCCGGCACCCTGCTCGCGCTGATGCAGCGACGTCCGGAATTCCTGGATCATTTCGCTGCAACCCGGTTAGGTGTTGTCGAAAACCCGAAAAGTAGTCCACTGGAGATTTTTTCGGACTGGTTTCGGTACGTGGCCCCCTATCCTCGGGTGCTTGAATTCCTGACCGGGTGTGCGATAGCGCAGGCGCACATTGCGCTGACGCGATTTGAAATAAGCCGGCGCGAGCGAATGATTGCGCGCGCGGTGCTTGGCGTCGCCGTCGCCTATGCCTTCCTGTTCCTGCTACGCAATGAATTCCTAAGCCTGCGCGCTGCGCGGAACGTTTGGACCGTTGGACTTCTTCCGTCGATTTCCATCGTTATTTTCTGTTGCGCACGCTATGGCATCAAAGCGCTGTCGTATGCGCCGATTGTGGCACTCGGCGAAGCGAGCTATTCGATGTATCTGTTGCACCTGATCATCATCGACAAATCGGCACCAACAGTATTCCTCGACCCGTCGCCAGCGACTATCGCCATCTTGATCGGGAGAATGCTGATCATTCTCCCGGCTATCGTCGTTTTGTCGCTCGGCATGCATCGCTATTTTGAGGTTCCAGCACAGAGATGGCTGAGACGCATGCTGAATCCCCGTCGCGCAATCGATCCCGCAGGTGAGAATCTAGCTGGCGCCCGAGTTCGAACTGGAACTGGCAGGTAAATCTTCCTGTTGATCAACAGGTTCAGGATTGGCAAAATTCGTCCCGTCAAACGCGTACCCGATATTGACCTCGGTAGCAGATGGGATAAGTACCGCAGTCGCTCCCTCTGGAGGTGACCACTCGGATTCTCCATCCCACAGAACGATGTTTTCGACCACGCCGTTTGCCGCTACTGCATATGAATTAATGGTCATAAAGAATACTCGTAAACGATAATTGCGCCGGGAGCGCCGTTGCCGCCCGCAGAAGTGGCCGAAGCGCCCAGCGACACTCCGCCTCCGCCACCCGATCCAAAGCCGTTGCCGGCGCTGCCCGAGAACGCGGCACCAACGGCATTCGTTGATGCATAGACGCCGCCCGTACCAAGTTGAGACGGAGCGCCGCCGCCGCCTACCGTCGAAGCAGTGGACATTACAAATCCTTGTCCGCCAACATTACCCCGATACTGTATGTCGCCGCCCGTTGGTGCCGCGGAAATAGTACCGCCAGCCCCCGTTCCACTGGCAACTGTAGCGACGTTCGAAAGCACCGCACCACCCCCGCCGGGCAGCACAAGGAGTGAACCGAATGACGTCTGTCCGCCATTGCCCCCGGCTCCGCCGACTACGCCGACGCCCCCGGCGCCGATAGTGACGGTCTGCGGCGAAAGCGATGTGATGCGCTTGCGCCCCCACGAACCCGATGAGCCACCACCCCCTGCGGCAGCACTTCCTGAGCCCGCATTTGTGGTGCCTCCGCCAGCTCCGCCGGCGCCGATACCCTCCACGATTCCTGATATAGCGCCAGGCGTCGGAGTGTAGGAGCCCGAACTCGTGATGTATTGGATATTGAGCAGCCTCCCGGTCGTCGGAACCGCTGCTACTGCCGCATTCACTTGCCCCAACTGCACAGCATGCTGGCTTGCGGTGGCGGGGGCGACGACGAGCGGGTAAAACTGCCGGAGCGCAGCTCCGCCAGTAATATCTATCTCATTACCAGAGCGCCCGGCTAGCTCTATATCGTCACCGCGCTGGAGAACTATCGTTGTAATTGAAGTGACGTTTCCGTTATAAATAAAGTCACTTGGCCCTGTCGTGCTTATGTTGAGCGGGCCTGCCCCGTAGTTGTAAATCTTGATCGTCCTTCCGCTACCGATTGTGGCGGCTACAGGAAGTGACAGCGTTCCACCGCTGGGACCAAACCAATCAATCGCCCCCCCGAATTGCGCAAGCGTTAAGAGCTGGCTGGTATTAAGCGGAATTACGCCGTTGTAATTGCCCTGCATGGCTTGCGCCTGCGATAACGCGACGGCATGTGTCGGTGAAGTAGCTAGGGCTATGTTCTCTGCTGCTTGCACGATGTTCGTGCCGTCTCCGTAAATCCGCGTCGGAGACGAATTCTGCGGAATCGCGATACCTGTCCCGGCTGCGGTTTTGCATGTGACAGCGAATGCTCCAGTCGTGCTATTGACGACGGTCCAGTCTTTCGTCCATGTCGGGAAGATGATCTGCACGTTGCCGGTGAGCGCGCCGGCGAGAGTGATCCTGTTCTTCGCGGCCTGCGCCGGCGTGAGCGTGACGTTCACGTTTGTGAGACCGCCAACGGCAGTTACGCCGTACGCGCGGCCCGGCACCCACTTCGTGCCCGCGCCCGTGTCGGGGTTGTCGGTGTTGTTGTCGTTCTGGCTGAGCCACGTGCCATCCAGATCGGCGCTTGCGATCTCCGCGCCCTGCGGGTAGCCGCCGACATTCGCATCCGTTGCGAAAGCCGAGCTGAACGGGAACGGACCACCTGCATTCATCCATCGTATGTTCGACGAGATATCGAACAGCACGCCGTTCACATCGAGGCCCGCCGGCGGCTTGCCGCCTGCCACCAGAGCGGTCCGCGTCGCCGGCGGAAAGCCGTCGGTGTACGACGCGCCGTTGATGTTGCCGGGCAGTTGCGAGGCGACCGGAATCGTGTTCTTGCCGCCGAGCGCCGCAAAGGCCAGCTTGAGCAGCGTGGGGAGTTGGCTAAATTGCATTCTCTTCACCCGATGGGTCGTAAAAGACACCCTGATCAAAGGGGGCCGCGCTATCGGTTCCCGCTTCCGCAAATCCAAATACGTTGGGCACGGGAACCTGAATGATTGAGGCGAGCACGCCAGTCGGCCGCGGCAGTGCCCCGGACTGCGTGAGGATCGCCATCTCGAAGGGCTCGAGGAAAAACTCGAAGGTGAAACGCATCTGCATGTTGCCGAGGTCGTTCACGTAGCAACGGCCACGGCCCGCGAACAGCAGTTGCAACAGGCGGTTGTAGCTGGGGATAGAGCAGTCGGTAATATTGGCGAGCGCCTTCACCATGATCAGCGTCTTGAACGCCGGATCGGTCAGATAGAAGTTCTGGGTAACGACGTCACCGTTCCAGAAGACGCCGTTATCGAACGTCGTCGCGCTGCTAGTTCCGGCCTCGCTGAAACCAACATTGATTTCACCGGCGGGGACTTTAAGCAGCCGGCCGTTTTCAAGACCAACGATTTTTCCCCAGTTGTCGAGCCCTTTTCCGACGGCAGTATCGATATTCCACATGTTGTCGTAGAACGAATCGATATCCGCCGACGGGTCGAGATAGCCGTCCAGGTTGTGCACGAGCTGCACAATGGTCGCGGCGTTCGAATACTGACTAAGGATCGTCCTGTCAACGTTCTGCATGTCAAACTATTGTCGTTTGCGTTGTCACGATGATACGAGATCGACAACGATGTTATTCGGGTCCAACGTGGGAATCTGGTTGATATTCACATTCACGAAATTCTGATTGGCGGTCATCGTGCCGATCTGAATAGACAACAACTCAACGCTCGGGTCGATATTCTCGACGCCCGGGTAATAGCGACTCGCAAGGATGCGCCGGCCGATGCGCGCACGCTGGCCACCGTCTGAACCCGAGAATGCGGCGATGATGGCCTGCTGCACGAGCTGGGTGATATTTGACGGCAGATTGTCGTCATCGGCGAGCTGGACAAGGAAGAGGATCGGCAGACCCGTCGCGATATCAAGCTTGATCGTGGACTGCGGGAATGGCGCCGTGTAGCCGTCCGTGTCGTCGACCGTGACCGTCGTACCTCCCTGCGTATTGCAACCCGGGCTCTTCTTCGTCCAGATCGCCTCCCCGACGTCCTGCACGGCGCCGCCGGCCACGCATACGTACAGCGTGTTCGGACCGATTACGACGCCGCCAATTGTCACCGGCGTGGGAAGTCCGTTGTCCGTCACATACGCGTCGAGAACGTTCGCAACGCTGAGCACGGCGCCGCGTACCGAGGGCACGCTGCCCTTCGAATTGAGCGCGACCGACTGGCTACGGCGGTTTTCGAAATCTGCGCGGGACTCGACGACCGACCCAATCACACCGGCCGAAGCGTTCGTGATGCGATCGAGGCCGGGAACCGACTGCGAGACGCTCAGCGAGTTCGCCGGGCATGGAATCGGACCGGTGACCGTGCATGCAAACTGCAGGTCGATGGTGCCGCTCGCGGGAATCACGCCGGCCTGCGTGCACATGTAGAAGTTGCCGTCGGTCGCTTTTGCCTTTGTGCCAATCAGGATTGGCGTGTCGACCGCACCCATACAGGTAGCGGTGACGGTTGTCGGTTCAGCCGGGTTGCGGTCGATGAAGTAGATGCGGCCGATGCCATCCTGAAAGCGGCCGTCGGCCTTGTCCGGGTCCATGCCGTTGACAACCTCAAGCATGTCGTCGTTCTTCGCGCCGATGATCGCGGTCGTGCTCGAGGCGAGCTGGCCTTGCGGCGACGACAGGTTTGTCGTGTTCATGCCGCCGCCGAACGCGGCGTTTGTGTCGGCCATCACACCGTCGAAGATATCCGACTCGTCGGGTACGACCGGGCCGCTCGGCAACCAGTTGATCGGCGGGACGCTGGAATTCGGATCTGACATTTGCGCCTCAGAGGGTAACGGGGATGACGGTGCCGCTCGACGTCGTCACCTGCACATTGCCGGTGATCGTGCGGTTCTCGAATGAAGTGATGGTCGCCGCGGCCTTGACCACTTCCGGCACGGTGAGCGCGGCCTGTTCGATCAGGGACTGCAGTAGCTGCAGCGGCGGCGACTGGCCTAGCACTTCCTGGAAGTACGGCACGCCAATGGTGGTGTTGAACCATGCCTCGCCCTGGAACAGGCGCACGGCGCTGGCCACGTCCTGCGCGATCGCGTACGGGTCGCTCGCGAGAGCGATGTTGCCGGCCGCGTCGAGCACGAGGTCCCAGCGGGATTGATCGAGAAGAAGTGTCTTTGCCATGATGCTCACTGTGGCGGGCCACCCAACCCGGAACCGCCCGAGTCGGTATGTTGGTGGGTGCTATCGATCGAGTGTCCGTTCGAGGTGATGCTGCCGAAGAATTGCACGGTGCCGGTGATAACCGACGCTACACCGCTCGCGACGCTGCCCGACATGCCCGCCAGCCACGACAGCAGCCCGTGAACGATCACCGTGCCGCTGAATCCGGACTGCGGCGAATTCACGGTGAACGACGTCGACGCATCGATCTCGACGAGCGGCGCGCGCAATGTGACCTTGGTCGGCGAGACCATTTCTATACCGCTCGCGCTGAAACGCACGTATTGCTGCGGCACGCCGTTCAGGTAACCACCCAGATACAGGCCATCGGCCATATCGAAGCGCCGCTTCGAGCCCGGGTTCGCGACGTCCTTCGCGTTCTTCACTGCCGAGATATCGCGGTCGGCGAAGATGCACAGGCCAATATCGCCGATCCCCGGATCGAGGATCACCGCGTTATCGCCGCCCTGCAGCCGGAAATACGGGATGTTGTGCACGACGCCATGCGGCACCGCGTTGTCCTCACCGTCCGTCTGGTTCACCAGCGGCAGCACGTCGACGAACCCGACCGGCGAGAGGTCGCCCGCATTCGTTACGGCCTTGATGCGCACGAGCTTGGCCGTGCTGACGAACGCCAGAACGCTGTGGATCAGGAAGAGGTTCTCGTTGAACGGCGAGCCGCCCGAGGTCGCATCAGCGGCGCCGCGGTAACCGAGCTGATCATTGGGCATTTAGCGGTACCCCCAGAATTTGCGAGAACCACTGGCCACCCGGCGTCTCGCTTTGCAACGAATGCTGCAGTTGGCTGACCACCCATGTGCCATTGGCGACCGCCAGCGAACTCTTGACCTGCACCATGCCGCCGCGCTTGATTTGAGGCGAATACAACGTGGTCAAACCGAGCCCATTGCTGGAGAATGCCGGGTAGCCGACCATGCCCGTCGCGGTCGATATGAGCGGCGCATCGCCGCCGCGCGCGGCCGGTTGGTCCGGTGTGCTGGTTTTCGGCCAGATAGCAAGCGTGCCACGGTCGATCGCGAAATTTATGTCGGCGGCGCGGGCGCAGGTTCTCGCCTGCTGAAGCGCAGTACCAGGAAAGTATGGATTCGAGAGCTGCACGTTCACGCCATTGTTTTCGAACGCGAAGCCCATCGTCGTCGCAAGCGTCTGCATGATCTGCGCGACGTCCGTCGACCCAACAAAGCTGAGTGCATCGACCGGCTTGAGTGCCGCGGCAAGCCCGCCAGCCGCAGTGATATTCAGCGGGGCTTCGGGCATGCCCTGAAACTCTCCCCACGCTTGCCAGATGCTGCCGCTATAGACGGTCTGCATACCGCTCTCGTCGTCGCCCGCCGCGACAAGCACCGAGTTGCGATACATGATTGCAGCGTTGATTGTTCCGATCGTCGTAAGCTGATTGACCATGTCAATCGGCAGGCCAAAGACGCGCAACTGCGCCTGCGGCATCGCGTCGCCACCAAACTCCTGTATGCCGGCGTGCACACGCAGGCCCGACAGCGTGACTGTGTTCGATCCAGAATCGCCGAATTGACCGGTGCCGAGCGTGACCGTCACATCGATGCGCTTTTTGGTGAAGCTCATGACAGATCGCTCGCTTCGAGGTAGACGAACACGAAGCGGCCCGCGAGCCCCGTATAATCCGGGTCGCTCGTTCCCTGCGTGTCCAGAAACACGAGGTCACCGATAAAGCCGAGGTACGCGTCGCGCACGAGCTGCACGGCATTGCGGCAGACGACACCGCTCACAATCGGCGCATCGTTGACCGACACGTCGACATACAGGCCCGTCGTCTTCTGGTAGACCTTGATCTGGCAGTTCTGGCCGCCGAGCAGCGAGCTCAGGTTTTGCGACGGCACCGCCGAAAGCGGGATCAATTTCATTGCGGTACCGTCACTGGCGAACTGATCACCGTCAAGCCGTTGTCGGCCGCGATCTTCTGCAACGCCGCCGTGCGCGCGGCCGTCGGATCGGTCGCCTGCACCTGCCCCTGACTGAGGGTGTCCGCAGACGCGGGATTCTCCGTGTTCTCGTTGGCGAACGCCGCAGCCGCGCTCACACGGATCTCCTCGATGTGCAGTTCCACCGTCAGCAGCGTGGCGCCGTTCTTCTGCTCGCGCCGATAGTCGTATGCCACGATGTTTGCGCTGTTGTAGACGATCTCGGGCATCACGATGCTGTATAGATTCGTCGACTTCTGAGCCTGCTGGATGGCGGAAAGAAAGTTGGCGCGCCGCTGCTCGTCGCCCCCACATGCCAGACTCACGACCGATGCGAACGGCCGTTGCACCTTGTTGTACGACTGGAAGCCGCCCTCTTCGACCGGATAGTCGGACACGGTCGAATCAGCGCGAAACTGGACTGCCTTGACGCTGTCGGCGATCGCGACCGGCTGATTGTCGGAATCAAAGACACCCCACACCGGCTTCGCGAAGCCGAGTGCGAATTGACCCAGCCCAGCGCTGATAAGGACGCTGTTCACCTCGGTCAGCACTGGCGTGCCGACGATGCGCGCTAAAGCGGGAACGCCCGGCAGCGCCGGGACGTTCGGGAATTGCGGGACCGGAAGGTCTGGCATCGGCATCAGCTCACCCCCGTATTGGCCTGCGGCACCGTGAAGCTGTAGCGCGCGACCGCGCCGCCGAGTTCACGCGCGATGCCGTGAGCGTCTGTCGCCTGCGTATGGATCGTGATCGGGCCGTTGATGTTGGTCTCGGCCGTTGTGGTGCTCGTCGACGTGCTCGATGACACAGGCGCAACGTCGCGCGCGCCGACGCCTTGCCTGGCGATCAGCGCAGCATGTTGCTGTGCGAACTGTGTGGCATTCGACGAGCCACCCATCATCGCCTGAAGCTTCTCGCCGTAGCGCGGGTCAGTTGCATAGTGGCCAGTGAGAGCGGCAGCGTACGCCATAGGATCATCGAGGTGCCGGCGCGCTTCTGCATAGGCAGCACCTGTGGCAAGCAACTTGCCGTGCGCCTCGAACGCATCATCGAGTGACGCATATTTTGCAAATTTCGTTGGCACACGCTTGCCGCTCGCATCCCAATCCATGCCCATGACGAAGTCCTGCCCGGCTCGCGCGTGAATTCCAAAGGGGTTATTACTGCCCTTCGGCATCTGCTTTCCGAATCCGCTTTCGAGGCCGAATTGAGCAAGTGTCACGTCGATTGGAACGCCATACTTGGCCTGCGTTCTGATCGCGGCCTGAACGGCATCAGGACCCGCTTTCCGACGGAGATCGTTCGAGGTGCCCAGCGTGTCGGATAGAGCGCCCGTAAAGTGATCCGCCACCGCCTTGATGAAATCCATCGCTGGCATATGTGCTGATGCCGCCAGCCAGTCACCGTTCGCAATGTCCTTCTCGCCCTGAGTCTTGTCGGTGTCGGGTAGGCCCAGCGCTTTCGCGATACCGAGCCCGGCAAGTGCCGCGATGGTCGCGGGCCCTACCGTACCAATGATTCCAAGCGACGAACCCAAGCCGCCCAGCGCCGCTGCAAGTGAGAGGATTGGGCTAACCATGGACAGGATCTTTATCCCGGCCAGCGCGATCAGCACGTTCTTCCAGCCGCCCACGGAATCGGCCGCCTTGTCCGCCCATTCGACGAAGCGCTGCGCAGCGGCCACCGCGCCATCGACCCACTTCGAGATATCCGCCTTGTGGTCCGCGACCCAGTCGGCCATCGCCTGGAGCTTTTTGAGCCACACCTCGAACACCGGCATCAGCTCGAGCAGAATCGTCGTGCCGACATACTTCAGGCGATCGCTGAAATCGAGCCATTCGTTTTTAAGCTTGAGCGCCTGCGCGGCCTGCTTCTCGGTAATCGCCGAGTTTTTTTCCTGTGCGGCGACGAGCGCGAGCACCGCTTGCGGACCCTGCTTGAGCAGATTGAACTCACCGTCGCCGATGCCCATCTGCTGCGCGACGAGACGCGCCCGGCCCGGATCGGTTTTGAACAGGCCGGCCACGATGCGCGAGCGCGCGAGCAGATACGAATTGCCGTCCTTCAGGTCCTTGACCGATCCGCCAAAGCGTAGGAACCATTGCTGCGAGTCGGTGACCTGACCGAGCTTGAACTTCGCGACCTCCTGCTGCGAAGCCTGCAACGCAGCGGTGATGCCCTCGGCGCTGCCGCCCGCGCGCTCAGCTGCGCGCTGCCATGCCGAGAGGTTCTGCGTGCTCATCTGCAGGTTCTTGGCCATAAAGCCAAGGCTCGCAGCCGAATTGATCGTGCTCTCGGTGAAGTTCTTGATGCCCATGCCGGCGGTGAAGATCGCCACCAGCGCGAGCACTTCGTTGCGGACTTTCTTGAATGAGTCGGCCGCGCGCTTGTTGGCCGCCTCGATCTCTTTCGCGGCGGCTTTCTCTTCGGCTGTAAGGGTTTTCGTCGCCTTGGTGGCGTCGGCCTTCCCGCGCTTGAATGCGGCAAGGTCGAGCCCGAGGGTGACGACGAGCGCGTCGATGATTGTTGCCATGCTTCAATTCCTCGGTTTGCTCAGCACGCGCTCGTTGTGCGAATCAACCGCGATCACTTCGAGCAGGTTGTACAGGTCTTCGGCCCCGTACACGGTCTGTAGCTCGTGCAGCGTCGCGAGGCGCCGGGAAACGACCGCCCCGATGGACCGGGGCAGGTTTTCGTATTCGATCAGGCCGGAGACATACTGGCCGCGTCCGGAGCCTGTGTCGATGGCGCGGCGGCGCGAAAAAAATCCATGTGCAGGTCGAGCGTTGCCTTGCGCAGCATCAGACGTGTGCCGACCTCCTCAATATCGTCATCGATCAGCGGGCGAACGAAAGCGGGATTCGCACGGTCCGGAATGACCTGCACGCATTTCATCATCTGGTCAAAGAGCGGCTTGGCCATGTCGAACGGCACACGGGACAGCGACTTGATGCCCACCGCAGCGAGACCGGCGAGACCCGACGAGAGCAACTCATCCGGGATCTCGACGCCGCAGTTCATCGCGGTGAAGAGAGCGCGCGCGGCCCATTCTTCGGACTGTGCAGAAGACATTTCGGTAATCAGAAACGCCTTGCCCTTGTCGCGGCCGTCCGCCATCACGGTATAGGTGAGAGTTTTGCGCATGGTCAGAACGGTGCCGGGTCGACCTGATCCCACGTGATCTGATACTCCATCGCCTGGAGCACCTTCTGCGCGTTCGGAATCGCGCGGATGCGCGTGAGAATGCCCGTCGTCAGCGTGTACTTCTTGCCAATCGAGGGGATGCGGATAGTTGCGTTAGCCGCGTAGATCGTGCTATTCGCCTTCATTGCGGCGAGCCACTGCTCGAACAACGTGAGCGACGGCGAGTCCGGCATGATCGTGATCGTCTGCGGCGTGTTGTACGGCGTATAGCCCGCAAACATGTTGCCGTCGGCGCCCTTGCCGACTTCCGCCGGCTCGACGTCGTCGGTCGCAAACATCGCGTCGGCGCCGAACTTCGTGAGCTTCTGCGCGACAGGAAAGATCGTCGCGATCGACAGCATGAACGTGGCGTTGCTGGAAGTGATATCCATGTTGTTGTCCCCTTACTGCACCAGGATGGAAGCCATCTGCAGCACCTGGACCGATTGCCCGTCCATGTACCAATAGTTAATGGGAGGCGTCCCCCGCGCTTCGCGCACCTGAGGCGTGGCGTCGAGAACCTGAAGGTAGTCGCCCACCGTGCTAAGGATGCCGTCGATCGCAAGTCCCGCTGCGGCATTCACTTCGGCTGCTTGTGTGCTCGACAAGGTGACGCCACCGCGCAGGCCTCCAAAGGTCTTGAACTGTTTTCTCGTGTCGGCCAGGAAAGATTCGATGAGCGTATCGCCGTCGGCGTTGTACGGAATGGAATTGACCGACGTGAGGCCAGTCATCAGATCGAGCTGGAACTGGTTGTTCAGCCAGATCTGATTGACGTACGAGTCGATCCACTCGAACTGACCGCCGATCTGGCCGTTCGAGAGGAAATCGAAGTCGTCGTTCGCCGTCGCGAAATCGCCGTAGCAGCTGTAGCCGTTGGCGATCAGGTTTGTGTACACATCGCCGTCGATCACATCGGGCGTCAAACCATCCTGTGAGCGGAACGCGGCGGTCGCGCGGCCGTTGGTAGCGCCGAAGTCGAGCGATGCGACGTAGCCCATGAGGAACGCGGCCTTGTCGGCGCCCGACCACAAAGGCGCAACACCTGACATGCTGTTCGCTATGACCTGCGCACCGAACGACGTCGGCGCGGCGCCCACGGTAGGCGCCTGATCCTGATCCCAGCCGGCGTATAAAAACCGGTTTCCCTGCGAGACGTTCCAGGCGGCGAAAGCGAGCTTCTGCACATTGCCAGCGCCGTTGTCCGGATCAAACGTCGTCATGAACGACGCCCAGTTGGTCGTGAGCTTCTTGAGCGCTGCCATCACGGTCGCCGGCGTCGCGGCTACTGCGCCCTGCGACGTTACCGCGCCAGTCGCCTGCGTGAGTTTCAGGCCTGCGGCAAGCGTGCCGCTCGCGAAGCCGATCGTAGACGTTAAGCCGGTCGTCGTGGACGTCAGCGTGAACGCGGCCGCGATGCTGTCAAAGGCAACGGCTGGACCACCCGTGAACGCAGCAGCAATGATCGTGGCCGCATTCGAGAAGCTCGTCGCCGCTGCGAGGCTAACGTTCGTCGAGGTCTTTACCACGCCATCGACGGTGACGATCAGGGTGCCCGAGAGCGCCTGCAACTGGGTGAGAGTCATCGACGCGAGCGAACCGCCGCGAAGATATGCCGCGACGGGTGCCGTCGGATATTGATAAAACCCCAATGAGCCGGGTTTTTTCGTCGAATTATTGAATCCGCTGTAATACACGGAAGCGAGATTGGCCTCGGGAGAACCGGCGCCAAAATAATCGATGACTGAATCAGCCGTCGGAAAGCGCGGCGCACTGCCAATTGGAACACGCGGATTAGTGGTCAGCATGAAGCCAATCAGATCAAGCGCGGTGCCACCGGCGCTAATAACGCTCGGAATCGCATTCGCGACAAGGGATGCGGGGATCGACATTCGTCAGGCTCCGGGTGGATAAGCCGCGTCGACGCTGACGATCTGCACTTCGAGCGCGTCAGCAAAATCAATCGGCGTTTGTGTGACTGGATTGTACTGAATTACAGCGGTGATTATCCAACGGTCCTCATACTGATTTTCACCGTTTGTAAAGGGCATTTGCTTCGGATCATCGCAATAAAGTGGTGAAATATCGAAGCCGGATGCCTTGAACTGCTGAACTGCATAATCGTCCCGAAATAGCGTGGCAATAATCGCAGCATTATCTCCGGACGCCGGGCCGTGTATGTCGAGCTGGATGTGAAACGCCAGATCGGGAGCGCTGCCGCGTGTGCCCGGGTTCGTGCCCAGGTCGGTATAGGTCGTGTGATTCGTCGACAGCCGCATCTTGAACAGCGGCGTCATGACGACATAATCGTCGCCCTCAGGCTCCGGTACACGGTTCTCCTGCCCCATGATGACCTCTGTACCGGCCGGCACGATGCCGAGCAGGAAGGCGCGCAGCGTCGCAAATACGTTGGTTTCGAGGATCGAGATTGTGACCGGCATCGCCTAGCTCTTCTGAAGTTGGATCGCGAGCGAGCACCAAT